TCCATCGTTAGCCGATGATCCTATGCCTACTGCTTGCTTTGTCATGTCTTATCCCTCGTCAAATGTTTTTGTGGTGGAATCTAATGTTACAGATGTACTATCAAATCTTGAAGCTGTTGAGCTACCAGAAATAATTGTAACAGAATCAACAAATGCTGGCGCAGACAGTCCTGCCATATACGCTATGTTCTCCGCATCTGGGTTCACAACAGTGGTTACTGTTACTGTGCTTATTTCGCCAACAGATTCTAAATTACTAGGGGGGGTTAAACCAAGAATGCTGTTAAACCCAACAGGATTAAACCCGTACTGTATGTTCCGTTGCTCAGGCAAATTCTGTTCTGGGCGTGGATTTCTAAGGGCCTGTGGATCAGGAGTGGCCCTAAGAGGATCAAGTTGAGGTTCTTTGCGTTCCCACTCGTCTTTACCGACTAAAAGGCCGTTCCACTCTTTTCTCATGTCTCTTAGGCGATAACGGAACCCTGAACGATCAGATATGCCGTATGCAAATTTGCCTGTGGCATATTTAGACATATCGGTAATTCCTTAAATCTGGAGCAACGCGGAAGGACGCACGATCTCTATCTTCGTCCATTGCACGATTTAACTCCTCTTCATACACTGTTTTAAGCATTTGAACACGGTCTGGAGCGCGTTTTAAGGCGATATAATAGGCCAAACCAGCCGCTAAAGCAGGGTAAAAACGGAAGGGAACTTGCGTAGTATTGGTGTAAATATCGGCATCATCTATGCGTATTAAGGCGTCAAAAAGGACCACATCGGTACTATTATCGGGCAAAGGCCACAATTTAAGCACTGGATTTATCTGCCTATCAACAAAAAACTGCGTAGGGCGTCCTGTAGTGGTTTTTGTTGGAATACTGAGGTATTCGTCACGACTAATGCGACTTAAAGAGAAATCAGTGCCACTTCGACGTACAACAAGGGATAATATGTCAATTACGTCAGCACCTAGAGGCTCATCACCATCTCCAGAGGTTACAGTGAAGTTTTTTTGCGCAATAGTCCATTGATTAAGGCCACGATTGGCCCAATCAGCAAATAAAAGGTTCAAAGAGCGCTTTGCGGTCTTTAAATCGTACCCTGTTCGCACTTCTAAGCCGCAACGCTCAAAAGCCTCTTCAATGTAGTCTGCTACATCTAATTCAAAGTCCTTGGAGCCTGATACGGTCATGTCATTCCTCGTTATAAAGGTTATCGAAAACCTTGTTAACATCTAATGTGTAGTCTAAATCAGATTTAGAATAATGTATATGCTGAGATGGTTTAAAGTCAGGAGCGCCTTCTCCCGTCTGGAACCACGCAGGGTGCGTTACGCGCACACGGTTGTTAGGTAACGCAACAATATTGCCCGTCCATTCACCCGCATCTAATAGCTGGAGTACATGGTTTTGTTTATGCTGTGCTGGATCGTCAGCGACCTCGCTATCTGTGTAATCAACGGTAAATAGATACTTTGCAGGGTGCATTTCACCGTTAATTTTCGCCATCCACGGGCAAGGAGTGGTTCTATCCATAACATAGACAGAATGAGTATGAGAGGCGCAATCCCAAGGCTGTGCGTCATATGTTTTCATAGGTTCAGGCCATTCTTCTAAGGGAATGTCACCTACAAGTGCAGTTATTGGCATTCTAGCCCACATTGCACCACCATGCACTGTGTCTTCATCTTCGCCTTCGGCCTCATTTCCAGTAAATATAACCTGAAAACTCAAGCATCTGTTTGGTATTGTTGTTACACCAATGACCATAGCGTGCAGGAATTCGCCGTGATAATCCTCATGATTATGAGTGTATTCACGACGAACCCATGCCTTAAAATAAGGTATATTGCTGTGCAAATAAGCCATATTTTATTTTTTAACTATCTTATAGCCAGCAGGAAGAGATGCTCTTGCTGAAGCAAGTGACTTCTTACCGCCAGCGGCTCCACCTTTTGTCATACGCATAACTTTTTTGCCACCAGTGGCTCCACCTTTGGACATACGGCGAACTGTTTTACCGCCTGCTGATCCACCTTTAGACATTTTCTTAACTTTGCCACCGCTTCGGTAGCCTTTTTTCTTCATAGCCATGATAAACTCCTTATGATTGGCTTACAGCGCCTGTTGTGCGCTTTCTTCGGTTGGACATTATTTTACCGCAACCCCTTGCAACAGCAGTGCCGGGTACGTTTTTGCCATTAAACTTACGTTTAGAATTAGTTTCTACAGCACCACCATTTTCCATGTTACGAACTTTAGCGTTTTTAGTATTAGATACCACAGTTTTTCCCTTTGCTCCTGCACGTTTCTTTTTACGAGCAGTTTTTGCACGTTCTTCTTTAGAAAGGCTTTGAGCTTTTTTGCTGGGCAAGCAACGATCTGGGTTTTTCTTGTCTTTAGAAGTGCCGCAAGGTCCTTTAATAGACCCGTCAGAGCCTATTCGAACCCAGTTCTGTTCGCGCCATTTCTTTAGCTCGCCCATTTAACTTTTCTTTCTAGGAGAACGCAGCATTGTTTTTAGGGTTTTTGCTTGTCCAGCATGAAGCTTTGAAGCTTTTTTCAACCCCTTCACAACCTTCTTAACTTTTGTATTGTTACGTTTACTTAACATTAGCCTCCCTTTCTTTTACTTTTCTTAGCATAATTTGGGTCTTTACAATATTTAGACGCCGCCATGTTTGCATACGCAGAAGGGTATGTATCAAAAGTTCTCTTGGCCCACGCTTTTCCAGAAGGACATATTTTACTGCCCTTAGACTTTTTTGAAGCTTCTCCACCGTTTCTAAAATAACTCAAGCCTCTGGGCATAGCGACTTTTTTGCGAGGAGAAGTAGTGATTTGTTTGTTCATTTGACCACGGCTTATTGTCATATTAACACTTCCATCTTTTACGAGCTTGGCGCAAACGACTGTTAGGATCTTTTGCAGCCTTTGGAAACTTCTTCATCTGCCCAGCAGATCGTGCGCAGTAAGACTTACGCCTCTTCGCGTCCTTACTTCCGGGCTTAACCTTCCCTGTCACCGCTGTTTTAAGCTTAGATCCGGGGTTCTTTTTTCGGTGAGCCTCAACGCCCTTCTTAGTCATTCCCGCCCCAGATTTAGTGGGGCGGTAATTAGTTTTATTCCGTTTGATCGGCGTATTGCCTTTTTTAGAATCAGCCATACTCTTTCCGCATAGCCATAATTATGGTGTAAGTATCTGCGCTAGTGTGGCCTACAGTCGTGAAAAGGACATCACCAGTTTTGCCGCTTCCAGAATTGTTTGAAAGACCACCAAAATTAGTGTAATCTTGATTACCACTTTGGTTTTCACCTAACTCAATACAGAAAACATTAGTTGAAGCGTCAAAAAGTATTTGAACCTTCATGCCAATGCACTGCCACCATATTTTTTCTATGACAACACCTGTACAAACTTTACCGCGAGAGTTTTTAGCCAAACCACTAACATCAACCTTAACAACCGCAGCTTCACCAGAACCATCGGAAATATTAGTAAATTTTTGAACTACTTTTTTGTCGCCATCTATAAGCGTCTGTGTCGCTACCGCATCAGCCATATTAATCTCCTATATGTAGCGGTGGGGCGTTAACCCCACCAGATTAAACATTAGCCGTTGTCATGGTCTACGGCCATGCCAGTGATGCGAATCCATACTTTACCAGCAGTGTAAGCTGCGTCAGTAACCGCGCCACAGGTGAGATACAAAAATTTCTTACTCATAGCAGCAAGAGTAGCCCCAGCATCTGCTGTGGTGTAAAAGCCTAAAGATAGGTCACCGTTGTTCAAGAGGTTTGTACCGCTTGTCAATGCTGCATCTTGTGCTGTAGTTCCTGTCGCTGAACAATCTAAGTTAATGTCTGGATCGCCGCCAGTTGGAACCTCGACACAGCCCATTTCGATGAGCATTGGAATTCCGTTTACTTCTTTAGTAATTGATCCAATGTGTGCTGAAGCTGCGCCAGCCGTACCAATCGCGTCACCAGCAGCACCGCCGCTTTTATAGCCAGCTTGAAGGTCGATAATCCATGTGGATACGATTGTTCCGTCAACCTTACTCACAAAGTGGTTTGTACCAGATTTTGGCACACCCGCACCAATTGCATTCGGCACGATACCAAAGATAGTTGCACCCGTATCTAAGCTGGCGTTGTTTGCGCCTGCGGCTGTGCCTGTGCTTGTGTCAACGACATTGTTGCCTGTGGTGGCAATCGTCTGTAACGTAAATTGTGAAGGTGTAATTTCACCAGTAGTTCCGTTTTTGGTGACTTGTTGAAAGCCGTTTTCAGACCGTACTGGACCGCTAAATGTAGAATTACCCATGAGAATCTCCTGTCAGGGTTAAGTCAGCCGCCCAATGCGACTGTCAGGGATGCCCAAACAGTACAATAGATTTTTACAAAAAGAAAGAGGGCAGTTAAACCGCCCTCTTTCAAACAAGAACATTTGTTCGTGTTATGCGCCGGGTGAACCGAATACAGCGCGTGGGTCACTAAAGCCGAAGCTATAGCGTTCACGAGCTTTAAAACGCATGTTGCCTGTGTCGAAATCAGCTTCCATGTTTGTGCGCATAGGTGAGCGCTCAAAATGTTTGAAGCCGTTAGGAGCATCAGTTTTAAGGAAGAACGCATCGGGATCAGTCAAGAAGTGATTGACTGTATATCCTTCTGGGAGCATTCCCATGTTCTTTATCGCGTTTAGATCATTGTCTGAAGTGCCAACACGCAATGTTGATTCCAACAAACGATCCGCAATAAATTGCAGTTGTGGTGGAATAATCATCTTAGTGCCACGAAGAGCAATGATCATATTACGCTCATCCACAAAGGTTGAGATGTCAATAAGAGCATTTTCCAACGAAGTTTCGTTGAGGTCTGCTGCTGTTGACGGCTCATTGCGGAAAGTACCACCACCCGCAAGTGGGTGAAGAGTAGAGCAAAGTTCTACGCCATCGCCACCAGTAAAGCTAGAGTTGAACGCATTGTTCAATACTGCGGCAGCTTTTACTTGCTTTGTGTGGGCCATAGAACGGGCCAGTGCTTTAGTGTAACGCGCTCCAAGACGATCATAGAGATTGTCTTCGATTGCTTCTTCAGTAAGTGCGAATGCAAGCGCTACAGTCTCGTGTGAATAACGAGCAGTGTAGGCTTCATTTGCGTTATCAAAAGAAACGCCTGCACCTTCGGATTTTGTGGGAGCATTCCCAAATCCGACGAGCATAACTTCTTCTTCAAAAGCACGATCTGAAGTTTCTGTGTCAAAGATTTCAGCATGTTCGCCTTCGTAACGATCATACTCCATACCGAACAGGGCGTTGAGGCCCGGCTCTAGTTCTTTAACTAATTGTGAACGTGAAATAGCCATAATTCAATCTCCCTATGCTAACCCAGCGCCTTTAACGCCGAATATATGGTTTTGAATGACTACTTTTACATTCGTATTTGCTGATGCCACATCACTGTTTTCAGGGTCTTCAGAAATATCAATAGCCTTGAGGGAAAGCGTAGTTGCAGTTCCTCCATCAGCTACTTTTAATTCAGAGCCTGAAACACCAGTAGTTGTACTACCAGCAGTTGTGTAAACAACGTCGAAATTACCAAACAAGTCAGCAACTGGAAATGCTGCATCTGCTTGCACTTCAAAAATAACCATTGGGTCATCAATAATGAAGGCAATAAGATCAGAAGCATTAGTGCTTGCAGGGTAAAAATTAGAGAACTTTTGTTCTCCTGTTGTGGGGTCAGTAAATTGACACCCGTTAAATACGCCAACAATAGGTACAGTCCCGCCATCGGCGTGAATTTCCACGTTTCCACCAGTTACGTGCATAACCATGTCACCTTGGAAAATAGCTGTTCCGTAGTTTGCGGCGATTCTGTATCGGTTTTGCCCACCAGTATAGGGAGTTCCCCCTACACGTCCAATGGGGCGTAAGCCGAAGGCAGCGTCTTGATTCGCCATCTTTACTCTCCTTCAGAGTTTCCGCGTCCCTTTTGTCCAAAGGAAACGGATGATTTACGTTGAGCAGCAGATTTTGGCATGGCTGGATTGTTTTCACGCATCCAATCACGATCTACTGCGTCCATTTGATTTTGTGCTACACCTTGATAATGTGCATTCCG